GGTGCATCCAGCCATTGGGGTGCACCCAATTTGTTTCGCGTGAAACAGCCGAGAAAGGAGCCGCCAATGCCAGCAATCCCGGCAAAAAAATGGCTCCAAATCCGCACCGCATACATCGTCGGAGGCGTCTCGGCGAGAAAACTCGCCGAAATGCACGGAGTCAATAGCGTGACCATCCGCACGAGAGCCTCTGCGGAGGGTTGGACAGCCGAGCGCGACCAACATCTTTCGCTCGCGCAAATGTCCGACGAGGAGATGTCGGAGAAATTCCGCGCATCCGCATCGACGATCAGCGATATCCTCCTCGAAGAAACACGAGCGGCGCTCGCGCAGCACGTATCGCTTGCTGATCGTCTTGTCGCCGCCGTCGAGGCGTCGCTTGACGGGGTCGAGCAAATTAAAGCGGGTCGATCCAAAGCGGAAGCGTTGCGCGCCTACGCGGACGCGGCGGCGAAAGCGATCGGCATATCGCGCGAGGTACGCGGGCTGCGGCCGGGCGACCGCTCGATAGCTAGCGGTGAGCAGCCGCAGATGTTGCGCGTTGTGGTCGCGGAGCGCCCCGTCGACGATGCCATCGAGGAGTCGGCCACTGGCTGATCTCGCGGTGCTTCCGGCCCAGCACGATTTTTTGCGGTCATCAGCGAAACTTGCCGCGATTCGCGGTGGGGTGGGGTCGGGAAAGACCTCCGTGTGCGCCATATGGCTGCTGCAGCGGATGCTTGACGCGCCGCGAGCGACGCACGCCGTCGTCGGAGCGGACTACCCGCAAATCAAGCGTGGATTCCTCGCGAGTTTTCGCGCGCTCCTCGACCGCCACGGCATCGCGTACGACTACCGCTCGTCGGATGGTCAGATCGTGCTCGCGCAGTCGCATGCGACGCTCGTCCCGCTCTCGGCAGAGCTTTCCGAGCGCATCCGCAGCATCGAACTCGATACGGTTTTGCTGGAGGAGCCACAGACGTGGCAGGGTGACCCTCTAGACGTCTACCGGACGATCGTCGGGCGACTCCGGGGGTCGCCGGGCGCGCAGGTGCATCATCCACGGCTTCAGCCGCAGCTGAGAATGAGCTTCAACCCGCCGGCGGTCGGCAGTTGGCTCCATTCGCTCATCGAGCGCGAGTGGAGCGGGCAAGGCTACCCCTGCTGGCGCTTTTCCGTCCGTGATAATTTCCTGCTCGGGGCGGCACGGCAGGCCGAATATATAGCCCTGCTCGAATCGACCTACCATCCAGATCAGTGGGCGGTCGAGATCGACGGCGAGTGGGCGCAGGTCGGCGGGGACGTGTATCGCGGCTTCGAGCCGGACGCTCACGGCTCGCCTCCTGCGCCGCTGCCGCCGCTCGCGCTCGACCCGCGCCGCCCGATCCTCTGGAGCCTCGATTTTAACGTCGGCTGGATGGCGTCGATCATCTGCCAGGTCTACGCGCAGCGCCGGACGAGCCTCGGCTATGACTTCGCCGCCGCGAAAGCCGGGAAAACGCCGACCGAGCAATTCGCGCTGGAGGTCGCTGGCTGGCAGCGCGAGATCGTCTATTGCCTCGATGAGATTTTCCTCGCCGACTCGGGCACGCCCGATGTGCTCGACGAATTCCTGACTCGCTACGGCGAGGTCGCGAAGACCGCTGGCGTCTATCTCTACGGCGATCCCGCCGGCGGCGCGCGCGCGCAAGCGATTACCTCGCATTCCGCGGCGCGCAGCAATTGGCAGATCGTCGTCGATGGGCTGCTCGCGGCGAAAATCCCCGTGACCGTCTGCGTCCGCACCTACGCGCCTCCGGTGCTCGACCGGATCAACATGGTGCGCGCGCAGTTCCGCTCGGGCGAGGGATTCGGCTTCGCGATCGACCTCGCGCGCTGTCCCAATCTCGTGGCCGATTTCCGTGCGGTGAAATGGAAGCGCGGCACCAATGAAATCGACAAGGACACCACGAGCGCCGAAGGGCGGAAGCGGACGCACCTCAGCGATGCGCTCGGGTACCTCGTCGATGTGCATCGACGCGCACTCCGCAACGAGCGAGTCGAATTTCAGACTTTCATGGGCCGCTAGGGAGATTATATGGCTTTTCGCGATGTTGCTCGTCGGCTCTCGTTCGCCTCGGGCCTCTCCGAGCGGTATCGCGAGCAGGACGCGCACTACCGCCTCCTCGCGGGCTCGCTCTACGATGACGCGAAACTGAGCCCATTTGACCAGGAATATACGGGCATCAACAGCGGGACCTACATTCGGTTGCGCGATCGCCGCCCGAGCGTCGTCTCGAACTTCGCTGGGCAGTTCGTCGCCGAGGTCGTCTCGCTGCTGTGGGCCGACGAGCAGTTTCCGGCCATCCGCTGTTACGACGCCGCCGGCGAGCAAAATCGCGACGCCGAGGAGGCCATCCAGCAGATCGTGGAGTCGTGCGCGCTCGATGAGGTGCTCGCTCGCGCGACCTATCTCGGCAGCATCGGCTCGGCGGCAATCGTCGTGCGCGGGCTCCCGAGCCCCGACGACGGCGTGCCGTATCTTGAATCGTGGCGCGGGTATCAGTGCACCCCGGTCTACGACCCGCGCAACCCGACCCGTCTGCTCGCGCTCTCGACGATGTACCCGGTGCACGCCGACACGCTGCTCCAAGAGGGCGTGGCGGTGCCGAAAGCGCAGCGCAGCGACACCTTTTGGCGGCGTATCGACCTCACGCCGACCGACGAAATCCGGTACAAGCCCCTCATCAGCGAGCGATTCCAGCGACTCGGCGAAGACGAGCGCGGCAAGGTGATCGCCTGGGAGCGCGACGAGGTGTTTCCCCACGATTTCGGCTGCGTGCCGGCGATTTGGGGGAAAGCGCCCAACGCCGGGGCCAAAGATATCGACGGAGCCTGCATCTTCTCGGCTGCGGTCGATACCATCATCGAGATCGACTATCAGCTCTCGCAGATCGGGCGGGCGTACAAATATACCGCCGATCCGATGCTCGCCATTCGCCGCGGCGAGCTCAACGTCAACACCTACGACCCGTCGGGAAGTAAGCCGAGCCGGACGCAGACCGACGAAAACGGGGCTGTGGTGAAATCGGCGACGAACGTGCTCGATATCCCGTCCGGCGGCGACGCGAAGCTGCTCGAAATCAGCGGGAGCGGGCTTACCGCGGCGCTCGAATATGTCGCGCGACTGCGCGAGTACGCGCTCGAAGCAATCGGCGGGATGAAGAGCGATGCGGAGACGCAAAAAGGCGCGCAATCGGGCAAGGCGCTCGAAATGCTCTACCAGGCGCTCGTCCTCGTGGTTAAGCGGATGCGGCTGTCGTGGGGTAACCGCGTGCTCGTACCGCTCATCCAACTCATTTTGCGCGGGATCGAGGCCGGCGAGCTCCAGATTCCCGGCGTCGCGCCGATCGACCCCTCGATTCAACTCCGGCTCGTCTGGCCTGCGTGGATGACGCCTACCGGAGCGGAAATGCTGTCCACCGCGCAGGCGTGGCAGGCGCTCGCCGGCGGTTCGGCGGCAAAGCCGGTCGATATTCTGCCGCGCGAGGTCGTCACGCGTATCGCGGCGACCAACCTCGGCCTCCAAGACGCAGAGTCGGTCGTGCAAGAGATCGAGGAGCAGCGGAAACTCGACGACGAGGCGAGCGCCGCCGAAGACCGAGCGGCAATCGAGCGCGCGAAAGCGATGCCTGGGCCGCCCGAAACCGCGAAGAAAACCACCACCAAGCAACCACCCCAGATCGAGAAGGAATAACTCGTGAGCGACGATCAGAAGACCGAGCCGAAGACCTACGATCAGGCGTACGTCACGCGGCTCGAAAACGAAGCGGCTAAACATCGGCTCGCCACCGAAGCGGTAGCGAAAGAGCGCGACGATCTCGCGGCATTCAAGGCCGAACGCGAGAGAAAAGACCTTGAGGCCAAGAGCGAGTACGAAAAGGCGCTCGCGAAAATCGAGTCCGAGCGTAAGGCCGAGGCAAAAAAGTACGCCGACGAGCTCTCCGCGCGCGATCGCCGTACAATGGTCGCTGAAGCGAAGGCGCTTGCGACGAAGGCGGGCATCATCGACCCGTCCGACGTGGCCTCGCTCGACCTCTCCGATCTGCGCATCGCCGAGGACGGCACGATCGCCGGGCTCGACAAGAAAATCGATGAGCTGAAGGCCGCAAAGCCGCATTGGTTCGCCGATCCAGCACAATCCGGCCAAACAAAGGCCGAAAAGGCGCGCGCAGGTGCGTCGCCGGCGGGCAACAAGGGGGCCGATCTCAGCGTGGATTGGGCGACCAAGAGCAAAGCCGAGGTCGATCAGTACCTCAACAGCATTTTGCGCGGGTAACGCCCGCCAAATCGAGTTCACGCGACACTCCGGGCGAGCCGGTGAGCGCCGAACTCGCCGCGCTTGCGCGGCAACCGAATCGAGACTCCGGGTGAGCCGGTGAGATTTGGGATCGCGACACTCCGGGCGAGCCGGTGAGCGCTTTCAATCACCTCTCTACAAGGAGTTATCATGGGATTCACCGACCTTCCGTTGGTCGATCAGGTCATCGAGCAGGTCAACCTGCTTGAGACGCGATTTGAGAGCCAACTCATGCCGGGGCTGGCGTACACCGCCGTCGCGGAACGCTTCCCGATCAAAGCGCGAGCGGGTGAGACGATCACCTTGCAGCGTCCGTCGCTCTTCCCGCTCGGCGCGCAGGCCGCCATCCTCAATCCGGCCACCCGCACAGGTCTCGATAACGGCCTGACGCCTCAGGTGTTCGGCTACGAGCAGGTGCAAATCGCCGCGCAGGAGTGGGCGCTTGCATCCGACGTATCGCTCGAGCAAGAGCAGGTCCTCGTCGCGAGCCTCGTCGTGCAAACGCTCGACAACCTCGCGCAAAACGCCGCAGCGACGTTCGATCAGAACATCTCGATCACGGCACATACGGCGTACGATGCCGGAAACTCGTTCATCACCGCCGCGGCGATCTCGGGCGCAACCTCGATTCACCTCGACAACATCAACGGCTTCTCGACGGCCTATTCGACCGTCGCGAACTCCTCGCCGGGCCTGCCGCAGCCGGTCTCCGCGAGCAACACGCTCGCCGCGAAGGTGTACAACGGCTCGACGGGCGCATTCGAGGGTAACGTGACGATCACGCTCGCCACGCCCGACGGCACGAACACTTCGACTGCCGACGTGAACGGCACCGCCTACGGCGTCTCGGGCGATCTCACCGTCAACGCGACGACGTTCGCCATCAACGCGGGCGACGTAATCGTCGCGGTGGACGGCGCGTTCATCCAGCGCCCGAACGGCAAGCTCTCGCGCTACCAGCTCGCCAACACCGACACCCTCTCGCTCACGACGCTCGCCGATGCGGCAGCGAAACTCCGTGCGCGCGGCGTGCGGCCGATGAGCAACGGCCTCTATGCCGCAATCGTCGATCCGCTCATCCTGCCGCAGCTCATCAGCGATACGGCATACCAGCGCGCCTTCCAGGGCGGCCTGGAGACGATGAAGTACTTCCGCCAGGGTATTCCCTTGCCGATGTACAGCATCGAGATCGTCACCTCGGAGATGGTGCCGTACTTCACGCTCCCCGCCGGCGGCTCGGCATCGGGCCAGGGCCTCGCTCGTCACGCGATCGTTGTCGGGCAGGGCGCATTCCTCAAATCGCCGTACGAGGGCCTCGCAGCCGCCGTTCGGCAGGTCGAAAACGCACGCCGCGGGGTCACGCAAATCCGCTCGATGGCCGAGGATATCTTCCTCGTCATGCGTCAGCCGATCGACCGCCTCGGCGACGTGATGTCGATGCTCTGGAAGTGGACGGGCGGCTTCCAGGCTATGACCGACGTTACCTCGACTCCGCTGCAGATCCCGACCAGTGACTACTCGCGCAACAAGCGCGCAGTCGTCATCGAGGTCTACGCAGCGAGCTAAGCCCTGATGGAGGCATCGTGCGTGCGCGCATGGTGCCTCCTACTCACCGTTTTCTCACGCATCCCGCCGCCGAAGGAGCCGTATGGCCGAGACCACCGAGACCAAAGCGAAGAGCGAGCGTAAATCGCCGAAAGAGGATCGCGCCGAACGCGCTCCTTCGGGATACTACGCGCGTCGCGCGTGCGTCATGGCGACGTTGGGCGGCACGATTCGCGTCGAAGCGAATCGTCCGATCCGCGATATGGCGATTATCGGGCACCTCCAGCGGGCGGGCGTGGCGCTCGACCCGTTCTGGGACTAAATGCTTTCCGAACTGCAAAAGGCGCGAGCGCGCGTGCACATGGGCATCCCGGTCGTCGGCTTGCCGGCGACAGGCTCGGTGCTCGGGTGGCGCTACAATCAGCTCGTCGGGCAGCTCGAATACCGCATGAATAACCTGCAGCCCATCGAAGAGGCGCAGCTCACCGGCAACCCGACCGCCGTCGTCCAAGTCACGGGCAATCCGGTCATCGGCGACGTGGTAACCGCCGTCATTAACGGGGCTCCAGTCTCGTATACGGTGCAAGCGAGCGATCTTGCCGCGCCGATTCCGCTGCAAAGCATCGCGCAGAACTGGGCGAACGCCATCACGACCGCGGGACTCGGCTATCTCGGAAACTACGGCATCCCGCCGAAGACGACGCCGGGCGGCGGAAACTACTTTTACACCGGCACCCTCATTCTCACACCGACGAACGGGCAGCCGTTCACGATCGCGACGCAAAACGTCGGGCAAACGGTGCCGTATGTCGTGCAGCAAGGCGTGGCGATCCCGCCGAGCATCGTGTTCGCCGAAACGGGAACGCTCGTGAACGGATACCTCGGGATTTGCGATTATCTGGAGTCGCGCATCGCGCTCGCGAGCGACCTGGTGAAATATCAGAAGGCCGACGTGGTGAACTTCCGCATGAACGAGCTCGCCGAGCGCGACAACATTTATACCGCGTGGCGTCAGCGCCTTGCGGACTTTCTCGGGATTCCGCTCTACCCCATGGGCGCACCGCCTCGGTCGGGCGGCTGGGGCGTGAATACCGGGGCGATCGTATGACCGCCGAATTAACCGAACTCGCTCGCCAGCAAGCGCAGATCGTCGAACTTACCGAGCGCGTGCGTGCGCTGGAGGCCGCTATCGCCAACCAGCAGATCGACGCGGTATCGCCGACGCGGATGCTGCCCGCCATGCCCTACCTCACGCGCACCTAAGGAGCCGCCATGCCTGCAATCATCGTTCTCCCGGTCGCCCCGAGTTCGGAACTACAAATCGTCGCCGGCGATATCGGCGTTACGGTACAGGTGCCTGCGGATATCGTGCAATCGCTCACCGGGGCGCACTGCACCGTCGCGATCACCTCGCCCATCGGCGCGCGGCAAACGGTGTCGGCGACGCCATCGGCGGATGGGACGAACGCGACGTTCGCGACGACTGCCGGCACGTTCCCGCTTCCCGGGACGTACGACCTCCAACTCGAAGCGGTCTTTGCGAGTCCCGCGCAAACGCTCTATACCTCGACGTTTTCCCTTGAGGTCGGGGCACGCATCTGAGCCCGGAGGGCTATCGCAATCGCGTGTTTGCTATCGAGTGGCACGCGCGGCTTTGGATGCGCCATGGCGTGTGCCGCGAACGATGCGAGCGGCTCATCGATCTCGGGCTAACGGCGCTCGACGCGGACTACTACGGCGAGCCGCGTCCGATTATTGGCGATGACCCGGAGATCGCCCGCATGATCGTCTATCTCGACGAGATGTTCTCGTCGCCCGGTTCGCTCGTTTCGTTTTCGTAAGGAGGTCGCGATGAACTTTCCACCGACCGTCGTGCAGCAGATCGACCAGGCGATTCAGATGGGCCGGGGAGCCGCTGGCGCGGTGCTCGGGCAGCAGTATGACGTGCGCCGGCTGACACCGCAAACGAACGTCTCGATCTCCGCAAACGACCCGATCTATACGAACTTCCCCGCGCGCATCCGGCACGACGTGAAGAAACCGGGCTTGGAAAACACGATCTTTCAACTGCTCGCCTTTACCGCCGTATGCAATAACCTCTATCTCAACGTCGGCGACCAACTGACCGAGGTCGGGTTCAACGCATCGGAGAGCGGCGTCTACGTCGTCGCGCAGAAGCGCCCGACGCGCGAGACGATCATCATGCGGACGGAGTTTAACGCCTCGATCACGCGCCCATATCCAACAGCGGGCGCAGCGTCGCAGATGCCGACGCAGCCGGGCCAATGGGTCGAAGGCTTGGGTTATTCGGGCGTCCCGAAGACGAATGAAGAAGTCTTGACGCTCGAAAACGGGATGTATTCGTTCCAGCAAGCGGGCGCGCAAATGGCGACGGTCTTCGTGGGGCTGCAGCCGACGAACCGCATCATCACCGCCGAGGTGCTTAAAGGCGCGGCGACCGACCTGCCCGCCGACCGATTCCTCTTCTATTTACCGGATTTGCCGGGCATCCAGCTCGACCGACTCGATCGCATCAACCTCGGCAACTCCGACCGCTACGAGGTGATGAGCCTCATTAACACCGAGGATACCGGGCTCGCCGGATACTTCGGATTCGCTTACCTGATGGGAGTCTAGCCGTGGTGCGCGTGGTCATCGCCGACGATATGCACATCTCGCGGAACATCCTCAAGCGCATCGTCGTGCACGACCTGCATTTCGATCTCGTCGGCGAAGCGAAAAACGGTCGCGAGGCGGTGGAACTCTGCGAGCGACACCGCCCGGATATTGTGATGCTCGACCTCTCGATGCCGGTGCTGACCGGGATGCAGGCCGCCGAGATCGTGCACCGCGACCAGACGGCGAGGCAAATCGTCGTCGTATCGTCGCAAGCCCAGCACGTCCTCACCGACCGGCTCAAGGAACTCGACGCAATCTTCGTGATGAAGCCCTATTCGCCCAAGCAGCTCGTCGGCGCGCTCGCGAAGTTTACCGATGGCGAACCTCGATAGCGCGTTGCGCGCGTTGCGCGCGTCGATCACGACAGCCCTAGAGTCCTCCGCTGTCGCTCCGCACGGGCAGGTCATCATTGGATGGCCGGTGGCGACCGAACTCGCGAAGATCATGGGGCAAGATGCGTCGGGCGCGCTCGTCTCGATTTGGCCGATGGCACACTCGAAGCGCACGACGCGCTATGCGCCGGTCGCCGAGGTGATCGCCGCTCCGTCGCCCGGCACGATCGCCACGCTGACCAATAATCAAACCGTCACGATCTCCGGCGCACCGAAGCCAGGGGATACCGTTCACGCCTTTTTCGCCGGCACGCTCGCCGATGCGGCGCACCTCGTCACGGCGACCGATACTCCGGCGACGATTGCCGCGGCCCTCGCGACCAGCGCCAACGGGTTTGCGCTTCCCGGTATCACCGCGAGCGCGTCGGGGAGCGTCGTGACGCTCGCTGGCTCGACCTTCTCCCGCGTCAACGTCGGCGGCGTTGGCACGCTCGGGTTCGAGGTGCAGCGCATCCTTCGTACGGTGATGGTGACGGTGTGGGCGTCGTCGCCAAACGACAACACGCAGCAAGGCCAAGATGACCGAGAGGCGATTGGCGAGGCGATTCTCTCCGCGATCGGCACGTCGCTCAATCATTGGCTTTCCACGCCGGACGGGTTTGGTATCTACGTCGTCTATAAAAACGACCGCTGGAGCGATGAAGCCTCGGATTCGTACACGCTCTTTCGTTGGGATATGTTCTTCGATCTGGAGTACCCGGTCACGGTGACGACGAGCGCCCCGCAGGTGGAAAGCGTGCGCGTATCGCTCGGGTACAACTCGCTTGCGCCTTCGACGGCGTACATAGGAGGGCCATAAATGTATGTCGTTCATCGCGATTTCACGCTCGACGGCGTGAAGTATCGGCGCGGGCAGACGCTTACCGAGATAGAAGCGCGCAAGGCCGTTGCCCATCACCTTTTTCGCCTCTATGTCTCGCGCGTTCGCGCGCCGGAACCACCCAAAAAACCACGCCGCGATAGTATCGCCGAGGAGTAGCCCATGCCGATCGTGACCAACACCAACCCCGGGAATCTCTTGACCGATGGGGTATATCTCGATCTCGTTCCGCCGACCCCGGCACCGTTTTCCGGGCCGCCCACGGGGCTCATCGCTATCGTCGGCGGCGCAAACGATGGTCCCGTCAACAGCCCGCAGGTGTTCTCGAACGCCTCGTCGCTGTTTTCGACCTTCGGAAACGATACCGTCTCGTCGCATTCGCTCGTTCGCGAGGCGCTTTCGGCGATGCCGGAGGGCCAGCAGTTCATCGGCAACCGCGTTACCGACGGCACCGACACCGCTGCGACGATTCACATTACCGATGCGTCTGCGGGCGTCGTCGCGACGCTCACGCGCAAGGATACCGGGTCGTTCGCCAACGGCGCGACGGCGACGCTCGCGCTGCAAAGCGGCACGATGACGGTTTCGCCGGTGATCCAGGTCAATATCGCCTACCCGCAGCAAGTGCAGGAAGTCTACGCCAACATCGTCGCTTACGCGACGGTTGGCGGAGCCTATGCCGCGTCGGTTTTCCAGGCGAATCTCGATACGGCGATCAACGTCGGCACCGCGCAGGCCGCGCCGAGCCCTCGATGGACGGCTTCGGCGGGCGCATCGACGCTCGCGCCGCAAACGATCACCTTCAACGCGAGCGGCGGCACCGATGGAACGGCGGCGCTCACGACCGCGCTGCTCGTCGGTACCGATGGGCTCACCGGACGCACCGGCATCTACGCGCTGCGCGGGCTGTGCTCGGGCGGTCAACTCATCGTTGCCGATCTTACCGACCCGACGCAGGGGCAAACGCTCGTCGCGTTCGCGGTCGAAGAAAACTGCATCGCGTTGCTCGCGTATCCGACCGGCACCTCGACGACCAGCGCGATCGCAACGCGCGCCTCCGACGATCTCGTGAACCCGAACCTGCTGCTTTGCAGCGATTGGGATACGGTTTACGACGTGGTGTCGGCTAAGACGACCAACGTCTCGCCGATGGGCAAGATTGCCGGGCTCATCGCCGCGCAGCCGGACTACCAATATCCGGGGAACCAGCAGGTAAACGGGGCTATCGGCGTGCTCGGCACCGAGCGCATCGTCGGTGGCATCTCGACGATCTCGGCAGCCGAAGCGGCGATTCGCCAGCAGAACGGCATCATGTATCTCGGCTTCATGCCGCGGGCGCTCAACGGCCCGCAGCTGGGGTTGCCGCACGCCGTCACGTCCGACGGCGTCACGATCCTCTCCGACGTGCGGATGCTGAAATCGATCTCCGTGACGCTCCAGCAACGATTGGGCGCGGTCGTCGGAACGATGATGAGCTCGGCTCCGGGCGCAACGTTCGGGCAGCCGGCGTTCGGCGCGGCGCGCGACGCGATGGATGCGTACTTCCAGACGCTGCTCGCCGGGCCGCCGCAGAAAATCTCGGCCTATCAAATCCTGCTCGACGCGAGCAATAACTCCACCGCAAGCGTTCAGGGCGGATTTCTCATCGCCTCGGTGCTCGTCACGACGCTCTCCGCGGCGCAGTTCATCGTTTCGGCCCTCCAGGTCGGCAAGACCGTTCAAATCCAGACCGCTACGGCATAAAGGAGCATCATGTCCGCAGTCATTAATTCGTTCAACGTCGGCACCGACCTCAGCCTTACCATTTTCAACAACTCGACCGGCCAGCAGGTCGTGCTCGATGGGAAGAAAACGGGATTCACCGCAAAGGCGAAAGATAAGCTCATCGAGAGCGCGCCGATCGACAACGGCGGCATCCCAGATCACCGCGTCGTTGCTGCCGGGTGGACCGGCTCGATCGACGTGGACAAGTATTCCGACGGCTTCCAGGCGCTCTACGCGGCGCTCGAAGCGAACTACTACGCAGGCGGCCCGCAGGTGTATTTCACGATCACCGCGACCGTTCAACGCCCCGATGGGAGCGGGCCGTCGCGCTATCAGTTCCAGCGCGCGGTTTTCCATGCGTACGACCCCGGAACATTCAAAAAGGAGTCGATTGTTACGGTCGTCGTAACGTTTGACGCCGCGCTGATGACGAAGGTGAGTTAGTGGACATTCTTCTCTCAGGAGGGCGCACGGCGACCTTCAAAACGCTCAACGCTCGCGAGTCGATGAAAGCCGATGCAATGATTCCCGAAGGTGCGAATCAGGCCATCTACATCAAGACGTATGCGATCGCGGCGGTGCGAGAAATCGACGGGAAACCGACGAACGCGCTGAGCAACAAAACGGAGTTCGACGCCTTCGCCGAAACGTTGACGCTCGGAGATCTCGTGAAAATCACCGAAGCCTTGAAAGCGGCGGAAGATATCACGGGAGACGAGTTAAAAAACGAGTTGAGCGCCACTACGTCCGAAGCGTAGCGGCGCTCGTAGCATCGGGCGTCTCTTTTACCGAGGCGGTCGAAATGACCGAAGACGAACGGCGCGTCTGGATAGTGGCGCTCGGCCAGGCAAATAAATCCGAGTTTGACTTCCTAAGCATGAGGTGGATCGAGAATGGCTAGTCGGACGTTCGCCGGCCTCGCCGCCTTCACGCGCTTTCTCGATTCCGACCTCGTGGCGGCGGCTTTGGCAGGCGAAGAGCTTGCTGAGGCCGCCGCTATCGTTTTGCAGCGCAATATCAAGGAGATGCACGGCTCCAATGAACTCGCCGATCTCGCGCCGACGACGCAGAGCGAGCGCGTTCGGTTGGGATACTCGGCGAACGAGCCGCTGCTGCGCGATGGCTCGCTGCTGCGCGATCACGTCGAACGGCGAGCGATTCCCGGGCTCGCTGCAGCCGGCTCGTCGGAGCCGGTGGCGGAATATCAGGAGTTTGGCACGCCGCGCGGGATCCCGCCGCGCCCCGTGTTTCTCATCGGCCTGGAGAAATCTGAGGCGGAAGTGCTCGCGCTGATGAATGAATCGGTCGCGGCGGCGGCAGGGTTCCGCGCGCCGCTGAGCGCCTCGGATACGCAGTAAATGGCGAGCTTTGGATCGTGGGTCGTCGAATCGATCATCAAGTTTTCGACGAACGGCCCAGAGGTGATGGCGCGACTGAGCGCCGCAACGAATGCCGCGACGACGCAGGTCGGGCGCTTAACCGGCGCGGTAGACGCGCAAACCGTGTCGCTCATGCGGAATCAGCTCGCAGCCGAGAAGGCCGCGCTCGCGCATACGAAGTTCATGGCGAAACTCGCCGGCGGAGCCGCCTTGGTGGGCGCAGCCACGATCGGAATCGGCCTCGATGAGGCTGCGAAGCTGCAAAGCGCGCTGTTGTCGGTAAAAATCGCTACCGGCTCGGGACAATGGAGAGGCTTAGCGACGCAAGTGTCGTCGCAAACGGCGCAATCAGCCACGACCATCGCACAAGAATTGGCGAAAGCCGCGTCGTCTGGACTTACGAACCCCGCACAACTGCGAGCGGCGTTCCCGCAGATCGCTCGCGCCGCCGACGTGCTCTATCTCGGGCCGAAACATCTCGACCCGGTGACGGCTGGCGGCCAATTAGCCCAACTCGCGCATCTGTTCGGGGCGTATCACGGCAAAGCGCTCTCAACGATGCTCAACAAGGCTGTTGCGCTCTCATACGTTCAGCCCGAAGCCTTAAATCGCGTCATTATGCAGGGTAAGATGTTTATTCCGTTGGCGCTCTCGGCGGGAGTATCGACGAACGATATCTGGTCGCAGCTACTGACGATGGGGCAGACGGGATTCCTGCGCGGGCGCGGCGGCGCTGGGATCGCGATGATTATTCGCTATCTCTCCGGCGCGACGAATATCACCGCGCACATGAGCGCGGCGCGGCGGCTCGCGCTCTACCAACTCGGGATGTTCGACGCCGCGGGGAACTTGAAGTATAAGACGGCTTCAGGCGGCCTTGAATTAGGTGCGGCGATGGAGCACCTTTATCGCGAGCGCACGAAGTTTTCGCCGACCGCTTTCGTCGGGATGCTGCTCAATGCGTTCGGGCAGCAAGGCGGACGGTACGCTGCGGCGGTCATGCCTCCGGCAGTCCACGAACAGGCTGCGGTAAATATCCAAAGAATGGATGCAATCGGCAACGTCACGAAACTCTTTAATCAGTATATGTCCACGTTTGCCGGGAAGTTTTCGCTCTTCACCACGAACATTAAAACCATCCTTACCGATATTTTCTACCCGCTGCTCCCCGGGTTCACGTCGTTCGTCGGCGCGCTCGCCGATCAGACCGGCAGGCTCGCGAACTTCCTGGCGCAGAATAAGCAACTTGCGGAACTTATCGGCGTTGCGTTCGTGGGGATCACCGGCGTTCTGACCGTCGCGGCGGCGGCGTGGGGGATTCAAGGGTTGCTCATCGCGCGGAATATCGCGTCCATTACGGCGAGCCTCCAGGTTCTCGCATCAGGCTCAGCCGCAGATGGCGTGGTTATTGCGAGTTCAGCAAAAGGGATCGCGGGGAGCCTCAGCCTGCTCTCCGGGGCGATTGCGACGTTCGCGGTTGCCGCCGCGTTTATCTACGGCATCTGGCAAAGCAAAAAGCACCCGAATATGTCATACGCGGCGTGGACGGCTAACTACGGCGTTGGCGCGGTCGGCGGAGCACCCTACGATCCTCAGGGGTTGTATAACGCAGAGCGCGAGGATCGCTGGAACAACATGAGCGCCAAGCAGTTCATCTTAGCAGGGCTCCATCACGGCTCGCAGATCACGCAAAACTTCTACGGGGCGACGAACCCCGAAGAGGTGCGGAATGCCGCGCTCGAAGCGTTATTGCATCCGCTTAACACGCTGCGCGGTCAATCGACAAAAAAGGTAACCGGAGCAACAATCCCCATGCCGCTATCGTTTGGGCCACGATAAATGCCGTTCCTCACCGGACTCGCGCAGGTCGAACAGATGGGACGCACGCCGCTCACGCTCGGCGGCGTTACGTTCTTCACACAAGAAGCCCCCGAACATCTCGATATCGGAGCCGCCGAGCAAATGCTCGCGGTGCACGATCTCCCTGGCGGAACGCGCATCACGCATGCGATGGGCAACAAGGCGAAAGACGTTTCCTGGACGGGGCATTTCTTCGACAAGAACGTGGGGATTCGCGTCGCGCAGCTTCGTGCCTATCAGGTGAGCGGCCAAGAGATCCCGCTTTCGTGGGGTAAGGAAAAATACTTCTGCATTATCAAATCCTTTGACCCTGGTTATCGAGGCGGGTACAACGCCTACGCGATTTCCGTCACGATCACGCGCGACAATAACGGCGCGTTTGCGCTATCGAAGGCGACGACCATCGACCAGCAGGTGGCCGCGTTGCAGCAGCAGGCAAACACGCAAAATAACGCCGTGCTCGCAATCGACCCAACGGGAGCCTCGGCGTTTCAGCAGTCGCTCACCAACCTGCGCGCAGCGATCGCGGCGGCAGTACCGCTTGCAGCGGCGATTGCCGGCGGAACGTCGCTTCTTGGGTACGCGAACGCCGCCGTGCAAGCGGTGGCGAACTACGTCGGCGCGCTCTCGCCCGCCGCCGCGCAGCTGGCATCGGCGACGGCGTTGGTCGCGACGCTGCAAATGATTTCGGCGAACATCTCGCGCGGGCAATCGCCAACCTCGACGACCGTCGTCGGTGGCTCGCTCTATGCGCTCGCGGCGACCGCGTACGGCGATATCTCGCAGGCATTTACGCTCGCCTCGATCAACGGGCTCGTCTCGCCGCTCTTGTCCTCGCAGGTTGCGACGACGGTGCTCGTCCCATCGGTGCTCGGGTCGCCATGAGCACGAATCTGCTCGTCCCAACGCCGTACAAGGTTTTTAGCCAGCAGTACCAGCCGCGCGCATCGGCGATTATCAACGGCATCGAAATAACACCGCAATCGTTCACGCTGATGAATAACGCGCACGGCGCAACCGATACCGCGACCATCGTCGCGCCTATCTCGAACGGCCCCGATTGGACGACCGCGACGCAGACGCCGGGCGACCAGCCCGTCTACGTCACGATTCTCTGCGGATTCGCGCAGTCGGGGAACGGAGACTATACGCAGCTAACGCCGGTCTTTACGGGCGTGCTCGACACCTTCACCGCGCACCTCGAAAAAGATGAGGTGACATTCTCTTGCCGTAGCATCGCCGCGCCGTTGATCTCGACGAAGATCACGACGCCGTTTGCCGGCGAAACGATGACGACGCAGGCGTTTATTCAGCAGCAGGCCGATCGGTTCGGGATGCAAACAGTCTTCAACGCGCCTGCGTACGGCACGATGTTGCAGGTGATGGGCTCGGAGTTCCAGACGGGCGTGCATAATTGGGTCATTTGGGATTTAATGCTCCAGTGCGCGCAGTATGACGACGTAGACATTTGGGTCGATCTCAACGGCGTCCTCCACTACGAGGCCCCGTCGCTGGTCAAGCGGCAGACGAACTATATCGAGTGGGGAACCGATATCAAATCGTTCGCGGGCGGCCACGCCTCGCAGTTCTCGAAGAATATCCGCGTCGAAGTCCGAAGCTGGACCAAGAAAACGCGCGTCTCGACGCGCGCACGCGCGTCTTCGCTTCCCGGCGGCATCGGCGGAATCGCGTTGGAAACATCGAGCGCCGTCGTGACGACGCAACCGATCTTCGGCACGCGCGGCTCGGTGCGAACCGAGATTTCCTCGACCGGCACGGTGACGACGACGACCGCATCGACCAGCGGCGGCCCGTCGAACTCGGGTTTTACGACCGTTGCGCCGGAATCCGGGAAAGAAACCTACATCTTCTACAAGCGGAACGCAACACCGCAAGAGTGTAACGATCTCGCGCAAAAAATCTGGCGACAGATTACGATGCACGAGTACCAGGTCCACATGGTGCTCGTCGCAACGCCGACGACGGTGCCGACGCTGAACATTATGAGCCTCATTCGCATTCTCAACGCACCATATCAGAAGTTCAATACGACCTATTGGCCGCGCGAGATCACGCTTACTTATAGCACGACGGGCGGGCTCTTCTGGACGGTGATCATGGTGAACCATCAGCTGCCGCAAGGAGCCGTCTAATGTCGCTCGATAGCGCGCTCGCGCTGGTCTCGGCCCAACGCAACGATCCCGGATCGGGCGAGATACGCCATGCGCTAGAAGGCGTCGTTATGGCAGGGTCATGGGACGCCGCGAACGCGACGGTGCAAGTGCTCGTCGGCGATACCGCGCTCAATGCCGTGCTCCCTGATTCGTACGACCAAGCCGAAATCGTGACGGCGACGCTTGCCGTATCGCAAATCGGCGACCAATACGGCCCCGTGGGCGGCGAGCGCGTCGTGCTCCACCAATCGCAAGGCTCGTGGGTCGCCTTGTTCGAGCACGGCGTCGATGATACGCCGGGCGCGCCTTCGGGCGAACGGTGGATCGCGCACCGCAACGCCTCAGGCGTCATCGATGCGTACCTCAAGCTGACGAACGATGGTCCGACGACCGGAGATGCGCTGGGCGGAACGCTGCTCGGCGGGAGCGGCGCGCTCACCAAGGCGACAACGAAGAGCGGGCATTCCATCGCGCTGAACGATACGGCGAAAACCATCGAAACAAAGACCGCCGGCGGGCTGCAAGGGCTGCTCGACGACGCATCGCAGCAAATCTCGCATATCGCCAACTCGGCATCGACCGTCATCGACGGCGCGGCGAATACCATCTCGCATATCGCCGGCTCGGTAGGCGTGGGCAACGCCTTCGCGGCGCTCCCGGCGACCCAGGCCCCCATCGCCAACGCCGACCTCTCGACATTCGAGAACTCGCTCCACACCCAGCGCCTTGCCGACCTCGAAAACCTGGCGACCGCCGTCTCCGAAGGGTTGGCGCAGGCGAGCCCGGCGGTCACGCTATCGGCCTCGGTCATCATCGGGCTCATCGCGAGCCTCGCGCATATTAGCGTGCCGCCGGGGAGCTCGAGCGTGCGGGTGACGCCATGAGCGCGCTCGGCTCGGTCGAGCTCTGGCTGGAATGGGGCGGCGGCTTGCAACTCGCGCCCAACGGCGACCTCCTGCTCGCGATCGATACGGCCAACACGACCGACGCGACAACGCAGCGCCTCGTTCGTCTCCTGATGACCAACCCGCGCGTGCCGACGACGAACGGCTACACGACCCCGGGCGACCTCTTTAACCCGACCTACGGAGCGGGTTTGCCCGCGGCGGTTGGCGGAATGTACGACCCGGCCTCGTCGGTCGGGTTGCCTGACTCCATTCAGGCGATCGTCTCGGCGGCGCTCGCGTCTGACCCGTCCGTGCAGTCGGTGCAATCGGTGACGGTGACGAATCAGAGCGCCGGGCTCTTTCTCGATGTCGTCGTGACGGCGACGAACGGCCAAACGGTCGTGCTTCCCTCGCTTCCGCTCGCGCAGACCTTCTAAGGAGACTCTATGCCGCTCTCGACGCAGACGCTCGCGCAACTCCAAGCGCTCTGGGCGACGCAGTATACGTCGGTCGCGGCGTTGCCCGCCAACACCGACCCCGGCTCCGCGCTCGGGGCGATCGCCAACGCCGATTCGCTGCTCGCGCTGCAAATCCAGAACGAAATCATCTACGCCGACCAGATATCGCGGCTCGCGACCTCGGTCGGGGTAGATATCGACTCGTTCGTTAACCCGTTCGGCATCTATCGGATTGGGGCCGAGGCGGCGGAAGGAACGGTCACCTTCTCGACGCCGTCGCCGGTCGGCACGCAAACGGTCGTGCCGGTTGGGGCGATCGTGACGACGCAGGGCGGCTTGCAGTTCGCGGTCATCGCCGACCCCTCTCAGCCCACCTATTCCGCCACGCTGAACGGCTACGTCATCGCGGTCGGATCGAGTTCGACCAACGCGACGGTGCAGTGCACGACCGCCGGCACGATCGGGAACGTGCTAGCGGGGCAGATCACGGTTATTTTCGGCTCGCCAAGCGCGCCGTTCCCTGCGGGGGTAACGTCGGTCACGAATGCCGCCGCGTTCACCAACGGCGTCGATCAGGAGTCCGACGCGGCGCTCGCGGCCCGATTCACGCTCACGGTGTCGTCAGGTCGCGTCGCGACGGCAAACGCGATCACTGCGGCGGTGCTCGCGATTCAGGCCGGGCTCATCGTGAGCTTCGGCGATATGGTCAACGCCGACCTTTCGGCGCATTCGGCCTTTTTCACGCTCGTCGTGAACGAGGCGAACACCGGCACCGGGGCGTCATCCTCGCTGCTGACGGCGGCAACCTCGGCGATCAACGCGACGCGCAGCGCCGGGATATCCTTCGCCTGCATCGGCCCGACGCTCGTGCCGGTCAACGCCGTCGCTACGATCGCGGTCGCGGCGGGGTTCCTCTCTGCTTCGGTGATCGCCGCGGTGCAGGCGGCTTACACGGCCTTCGTCAACGGCATCGGGCTCGACGGAGGAACGGGTTCGACGAGTTGCTCGCTCGCAAAGGTCTATGCGGCGATCCTTTTGGTTCCGGGCGTGGCGGACGTGACTGGCCTCACGCTCAACGGCGGAACGGCTGATATCGTGGCCCCGTTCGCCAATCAACTCGTCGCCGGAACGGGAACCTTTACGCCCGCATGATTTTCTATGACGAAACCGGGGTAAACCCGCTGCCCGCTGGCATCCTCGTCTCGATCTACCCGGCGACGGGCGTACAGACGCTCGTCGCGTCGGGCTGGACGCAGCCCGGCGGCGAGGTCGCCTTCACGCTCGCCAACGCCGCGAACTATAACGGTGTGTTCGTCGGGCGGCAGGCTCCGCCGAATCAGGCGGTCGTCGGCGGTGCCAGCTTTTCATGCCAAGACTACCGCTCGCCGAGCCTGTCGCAGGCGGGGTACGTCGCCGAGCAAGCGTCGCTGCTGCCAGCGGCATGGTGGAATCCCACCGACCTGGTGGCCGGCGGCGTCACCTATCCGGTGCTGTTCGGTAACGCTGCGATTCTCGCCTCGCTCGACGCGCTCGCGCAATACGAGCTGGCGAAGATGCGCCTGCAATCATCGAGCGGCAGCGATATCGACGCCTGGGCGCGCGACTTCCTCGGCAGCTCGCTGCCGCGCTTTTTCAACGAGGCCGATGCTGTCTACATCGGGCGCATCGAGGCGGCGCTCGCGTCGGAGAAATGCACGATTGCCGCGATTCAGGCGGCGGTGCTCGCCTTCTACGCCGCGATCGCACCAGAGATGGCGCTGGCCGAGGTGCCGAATATCGCCTACGACACCGGCCAGGGCGGCTACGATACCGGACGAGGCGGCTATGATACAGTATTCACCGCCCCATCGGCGGCCTCGGTAATTCCCGATATTCTCGTCTGGGATCGGATGACGCAACCAACGCTTGCCGCACAGTACGGCGTTTCGGAACCAGAGTTTGTCGTTCAGATCGGGTTTAAGGACGTAGAAGGCTGGGCCTGGTATCTAGATAAATCCTACCTCGATAACGACACCTTCCTCATCGCCTCGGCGGCGTCAGGATCGCTCGTCACCGTTGCGCCAGATCCTCGGCTCGGCGCGCTGGTCGGGCTGATGAAGTCCGCAGGCACCCAGCCGCTCTATCTCATCACTCAGGAGGCATAGCCATGGCACTCGCGCCGAATACGACCCCAGCCGAGCGCATCGGCTTCCTCCAGAACGTGCTGGTGCAGTACGAGGACGAGGCATCCGAGCAGCTGGCCTCGCTCATGGAGATCGGCAAGGGCGTCATGGCGCAGCAGGGCGTCTTGAGCGCGCTGCCGCTCGCGTCGTCCCCGGTTCCGCCGCTGAGCGTTTCGGCGAACAACACGATGCTCGTCACGGCGGGCGGCGGGCAGATGGTCTTTTGCCAGGGGTATATCTGCGACGGGTGTCAAGCGCAGGGGTTTACCGTACCGGCGGCCTCGGCGTCCGCGGTGCGCGTCGATCTCATTTCCATCGCTCCGCAAGCCGTCCAGGTCGGCACGCAGACGCGCAACGTGCTCGTTGCGGGGGTGCCGACGCCGACTGCCGAGCCGCTGCTCAACCATGGCGTCGCCTACACCTACACGGAGGGCACGCCGGGCAGCGGCCAGCCCGCGACGCCCGCTGGCACGACGGCGTTCGCGACGATCACCGTGCCGATTTCGGCATCGGGCATCACCTCCGGGGATATTGCCTACCTGCTGCCAACGATGAACCCCACCGGGCCGATCGGTCCTGGCGCGTATACGACGACGACCGCGGGGGTCGTCATCCCCAGCGTCGGGTCGTCGGTGAGTGTTCCGGTCGCCTCGGGGGCGGCATTTCCGAACGGGATCGATCTCGTCGTCTCCGACGGTACACACGCCATTCATGGCTCGGTGATCTCCGGCGGTGAAACGGCGTCGCTGAGCGTGCGCGTCGATGCCGTGCTTCTTGGTTCCACGGGAAACACTATCGCCAGCGGGGCGACGACCGTTCCGGCGGGGCAGGCCGGGCCGCAGGGCGCGACTGGCGCGACGGGGCCAACCGGTCCGGCTGGGCCGAACGGGCATGGGGCGACGACTTCAACCGCTGCCGTCGTGATCCCGGCGGTGGGGTCGTCGGCGTCGGTCACCGTTGCTGACGCGACGGCATTCCCCGACGGCACCTACGGCCTCATAAGCGACGGCTCGCATGCCTTTGCGTTCCAGGTGACGGCAGTATCGGGACTAACGCTCACGCTGCTCTGCACGGCGATCTCGCTCGGCGCGGCGGGGAATACCGTCGCCTCGGGGGCGGCGGTAACGTTCTCGGGCGCGCCTGCGTCCTCGAGCGTCGGGGTCGGCGGCGTGCTCAAGAGTTATGCGTCCCCGCCGTCGATTTCGCTGACGCTCCCGGCGGGCGGGACGTGGGTCGTGGAGTGCGTATGGATCGCGAGCCCCGGGGCTGGCACGTTTTTCGGGTCGAACATCTCGCTCAATGCTGGCACGCTCTCCTCGCAGCTCAGCATCCCGATGGGGAACGCCCAAGACCACATCACGGGCGGCTTCATCGGCGGCTTCATCGGCACCGGCGCGGGCGGCCAGACGATTACCTTCGGCCTGAATCTCACCTCCGGCAACGCCGGAAGCAACTACGCAACCATCACTGCCGTGCGGACGGCGTAAGGAGTCACCTCGTGCGAAAAATCCTCGCTCTTGCGCTCGCGCTCGCCTTCGCGGCGGCCGGGACGGCCCAGGCAGGGAACCGGGCGACCGTCTACCCCAGCCAAAACCCGTCGTCCGTGCAGGTCAACCTCCAGCAGCGGTACGACCGGCTTACGCTGGGGAACTATATGCGCGACGCCTTCGGCGTGACGAACGGCACCTACGGCGATCTGACGATCTCGCCGGGCACGGGGCTCTATGTCACGGTCGCCCCGACCATCCCGAGCTCGCAGGGAACGGTCTACCAGATCGCTCCCGACGACCCAAACCCGCTCCCGGTCGGGTTCTCGCCGAATCTCCCCGCCGATACGACGCCGATCGAGGTGGAGGGCACGACGAGTTCCGCGTCCGCGCCGTTGGGGCCGTTGACCGCTCCGGGCTCGGGGCTCTCGACCTACTACCTGATCGAGGCACAGGTGCAGACGGTCGACACAAACCCGCAGACGTTGACGTTCGTGAACTCGTCGGGGCAGCCGTATACCCAGACGCTCGATACCGAGCGCGCGGATCAGGTCGTGTACCAGGTGAAAGCCGGAACGGCGGCATCGAGCCCGACCGTGCCGGCGACCGACAGCGGCTGGGTCTCGGTGGGAACGGTGCTCGTGCCCTCGGGGGCCTCGCAGATCACTTCAGGGATGATCGCGCAGCAGAATCCCTGTGGACCGGGCGCGACGACCTCCTGCCTGGCCTTCTCCGGCTTCGTGCAGTCGGCCAACGTCGTGCATCTCTTCCCTGGGCCGTCTCCGAGCCCCGACGTAGGAAACGCGGGCGTGACCGGGACGTTCGATGCCGGGCAGATCGTTTCGACGGCTCCGCAGGGTACGAGCCCGCTGACGGTGCTCTCGACGACACTGGTCTCCAATCTCCATGCGGCGATTGCCGATGCGCTCGATACGATTTTACCCGAGAGCCAGGGTGGAACCGGGACGGCGACGCCGACCGGCGTCATACCCGGCGCGTCGGGAAACTTTACCTGCTCCGGTGCGATTTTCAACCCCGGGCAGACGTGCGACGTGGTTGCGTCGCCGTCGTTTACGACCGTCAACGCATCGCAACTCAACGCGACGAATGCAACGGTGAGCAGCCTGCCGTCGCTCGCGTGCCTTGGCACGAATGCCAGCGGTGCGCTGCAAGCCGGGTCGTGCGGCGGATCGAGCCTCACGATCAACGGCACCGCGCCGATCACCGCCACGCAGAGCAGCGGCATCGCAACGATTGCCTGCCCGAGTTGTGCGGTGCTCACAGGGAACACCTACACCGGGAGCGAGCAGATTGCTCCGGCGGGAACGGCGACGGCAACGCAAGCCTACGGGAGTGTTGGCGCGTTTACTGCGCAGAACTCGACCTGGAATGGATCGAACGCGGTGACGAACGGCTGGACGATTGCCGCCGACTCGTTGTCGAATCTCTTTTTCAAATTTAACGGCACATCGGAAGCAACGGTGTCCAGTACCGGAGCGCTGACGCTTGGGACGCCTCTGGCAATAGCGAATGGCGGCACGGGAAGTGCAACGCAGAATTTCGTCGATCTCTCGTCGGCGCAGACCGTGAACGGCGTGAAGACCTTTGGGAGCGCGCCGGTCTCCACTAACGGGTACAATTTTGGCGCAGGACTCGTGGTGAAGAATGACACGAGTTCGTTCGGAGCCGCTACCCTTCTTCATCTCAATACCACCGGTAATGCATCGGGCATCGCTCTGGACACTGGGTCAGGAGCGGGATACGAGTGGTCATTGGTCGGGAACCAGACGGCGTTTGGAGATTTCTACCTCAGCCGTGCAGCGACGGCAGGTATCGGCGTTGTTCCATCCTTGCCTCTACTCGGCTGGAACAATGCGACCGCGTTCTTGCGTCCGCTAGCCGACGGTTCCGCGGCCATCGAGTTACAGAACGCGGCCGGAACGCCGCAACTAACAGTGAACACAACGAACGGGAATGCTACGGTTGCGGGCGCTGCTACAGCGACATCTTACGTCATGTCCGGTGGTTCATCGGCGTTTTCGGGACCCAATCCGTGGGTGCAGAACGATGGCGCTAGCGTTCTCGGGATGGCGTTCTACGTCCCGACAAGCTCGACGTACGGCTATCGCTGGTACTTGGGTTCGACGAATGTCGCCGAACTTACAGCAACGGCGCTTACCACGAGCGGCTACATCGTCACGGGCGGCGGTAGCGGCGTTACCCTTGGATCGATACCCCAGGTTGCAATGTCTTACAACAAATCATTGACGCAAGGCGAGATGGATTTGTGGGCTCTGTATAACGATGCATCAGCTCCCAACTTCCATACCGCGTTCTCGTTTTGGGGATACAACAACGGCATCGCAACAAACTATGCGACTATCCTGCGGAATGGAGCCGGCGAGTTCAAAGGAGGAACGAGCCCCGTAATGGTCGGCGGAGGCGCGTACCAGGGCGCTTTTGATCTGACGAGCAACGCGGTGCAGTCGTTGATTTTGCCAGCATCTGCGTCGCAGCCCTTTACCGTTGCGAACGCCGCGAATTCGGTCACCAATTTGCAGGTATTGGATGGCGGCGGGGTCATCGCAACCAGAGGCGGCGCGACCCAGCCTGGCCCCCTCGGGCCGTGCTACACGGCCGGCGGCTCAGCATGCGGCTCGACGTTTCACTCGGTATACGGCACCTCGTCGTGTTCGGGCACGACCGGCTCCGTCTCTTCGCTGGGCCTTGACTATGCTGGGCTGTGCACGGACTCCGTTATCTTCTCTGGAGCCGCGCAGTTCAGCACGGGGAACGTCGCGTGCGAAACAGGGAAGGTGACGATAGCCCAATCTGGAGGAACCGCTCAAATCGGAGACTTTATGATTACCTCCGGTTCGAACGTTTCGACGCAAGCCACATTTGGAGTCTACCCAATTATCGTAACGACCGGAACCTCGACCAATTACACGCTGACGTTCACCTTCAAATGTTCGGGAGTCTAGGATGAATGAGGAAACAAATCAAGAGCGACTCGATGAAGTCGTCGCGCACCTCCGCTCGTTGGAGCGGCGAATGACATCGCTCGAACGCTCGATGTTCGGCTTCCACGACGACGAGCGCAATACATGGATTCCCGGCATCCTGCAGTCTCTCGCCGAGATGAAGGGCTTGCTGCTCTGGTTTGTACGGCTTGCATGGGTCATCGCCCCCGCGCTGATCGCGCTCGTCGCTCATCAATATGGCGTTGTTGACCTCCTAGGCAAGTTCCTGGAGTCTTTCCACTAATGGCGTGGCTCATTGCTTCGGCCATCGTGCTTGCGCTCGCCATCATCGGCTATCTGCTCTATATCGCCATCGTCATCGTCAGCTCCATCATGCGAGCGGGGAGGTAAAATGGGCGCAACTGATTATTCGTGGATGAAAGAACTCGAACGGCGCATCACGATCTCGGAGGGATGCTCGGCAACGCGTTACTTCGACTCGCGCGGCATCCCCACCATCGGCATCGGATTCAATCTCCAGCGAGCAGATACATACGGCGCGCTGCTCAAAGCAGGCGTTGCACCAACGATGGTCGAGGCGGTCATCAACGGCACCGCGTCGCTCACGCAGCCGCAGATCGAGGCGCTGCTCACCTACTCGCTCTGGCCCATCATCTCCGATGCGCGCACGTCGCTTGCCTCGGGCATCTACGACGTGCTTACCCCGGCACGGCGGTTCGTCATCTGCGACCTCGTGTACAACCTGGGGCTCGCGGGCTGGATGGGCTTCCCCAACACGCGCTTGGCAATCAGCGCGGCGCAACGCGCCAAGGCCGCTGAGGCGACCGACGCGCACGCGCTGTTCGTCGCGGCGGCAAACGATCTCCGGCAAAGCGATTGGTACGGCCAGGTCGGCGACCGTGCGAAGCGCGACTGCGCCATGCTCGAAGTCGGCGTCTGGTGCGACCCGCAGGGCGACGGCTCGGACATTCTTTGAGGGTTTGCAGCATGAAGTCAATCTTTTCTACCTGTTTTGCTACATGCATTGATGTGCTCGTGCGTTTCTGGGCGTCCGATCGGTCGAGTGTCATCGGCGGCATCGTCGCCCTCTGCGGATTAGCGGCGACCGAGCCGGGGGCGACCGCGTTGCGAACGCTCGGGCTGCCCGGCTCACTCATTGTACGGATGGGAGCGCTTGCTGCGGTATTCGGAGCGCTTGCCATAACGCCGCGAAAATCGTCGTAGCAACATGCGGCAAATACTCATTCGCGCGCGAAGCGAGATCGATGCGGCCATTCGACGACTCGAAGATATGGAGGCGCTGTTCCCAGGTGTCGCAATCGCACTGCAAAACGTCGTCGCTCTGACGCTCGTTCCCGCGCGCGAAAAGATCGAGTCGGCGATAGATCACATTGCCGACAACGAGCCGCCCGACTAGCGCAGAAAGCGCCCGAAGAGACGGAAATAGACCCGATTCCGCGCTCGACGCATCAGGGGAACCGGATTGCCGGAGCCGAGATGTCCGAGAGCACGCCCCCATGCGGCGGCTCGAGCGAGGCGGTAACTGTTGCAGGCGTCCTTGGTCATGAATCAGCTACGATCGAGACCGAGTGCCCACGCTTGAAACTGAAACGGATCATCGACCGCTAGTCGCCCTGCATCAGGGATAGAGACGGGCTCACCAATGACTCGATACGTTGTAGCGATAGCTTCGCCGAATTGATCGCGAAGGCGATGTTTAATTAGACCAATTGCCAGATGGGTAATGTCGATCCCGATCCACGGCATTCCGAGTTGCTGCGCTACACTTATCGTCGTCCCGCAACCGCAAAACGGATCGAGTACAACGTCTCCAGATTTAGCACTTGCGGAGAGAATCCGCGTTAAAAGGGCCTCTGGCTTTTGCGTGGGGTACCCTAGCCTCTCTGCCGCGTGCGCTTGGATGGCCGAAATATCGGCCCACAGGTTTTGGATTGGCATCCCTTTAAGTTCGTCAGCATAACTCTTTCGCCTAAGACGCCCACTCTTAGACTTTGGGAAATAGATGCGGCCCTCGCTGTCCCATTGCTCCATTTTTGCTCTTGATATCATCCAACCGTTCGTCGGCGGCTCGTATCCCTTGTACTCGTACTTTAGATTCGGACGAAACGCGGGGTTCGTCAAACTCGTTGCTTGAAACCGTCTGCCGTCAGGATCGACGTGTGTAAAGAACTCTGCAACGTATTTTTGATACTCCGCTGAATCTCTATTGTACTGAGGATAGAACGGCGACTCTTGGGACTTCGCATAGAATAGAATGATGTCGGTGCATATTCCGAATCGAACCGATTCGTGTACCGCGCTGCTCATGCCGGGCCGACGCTTCCAGGTTATTTCGTTCCTGAAGTTCTCTTTTCCGAAGATCGCATCAAGTGTGATCTTCAGGTAATGGCTCGCGGTCGGATCGCAATGTAAATAGAGGCTTCCGGTTCTCTTAAGGACGCGGTGCATTTCGATCAAACGCGGCGCCATCATGGCGAGATAAGCCATCATATTTGACGATCCAAGCATTTTGCGGAAGGCTTGCATCGTTTCCGAAACCGCCCCGCCAGCCTCAATTACCTCGTCGCAAGCACGGCGCGATTCTATGGTCCAAGTCCAGGTATCCTCGAACGCCTTGATTTGCGCGGCTGCTTGGTCTCCGGAACGCTCCGCAAAAAGAACGTTGTAATCCGCGTGCGAATTGAATGGCGGATCAAGATAGATTAGATCGACCGACTCGTCCGCGATGTATCGGCGCAAAATGTCCAGATTGTCGCCGTAGTAGAGCGTGTTCACGCACGAAATGTTCGCGCTCTAGGCAGCGAGTCCGCCACGCATCAGATCAGGTACGTTGGCGCGAGAGAACGCGCGCTGCACCTGTGCTGTACGCGCCCAAAATGATGTCCCGATGGCAACCATATGGCAACACCCCGCCGCTCCGGAAAGAAAAACGCCCGTAAAGCAGATTAATCATGCGACCATCATGCGCTCGCATCGACGAAAACGCAAGGATTCCTCCAATCCGAGCCGAATCGGGAAGATATGTCGTTCGCGGCTCGCGAGCCGGCAAAAAGCGAGCCGCGCCAAATCACCAAGATCGAAGGAGAAACTCATGGCTAGCCTACTTTCCATCCTCGCCCCGCTCGAGGGGCAGATCGCCGATGCGGCGCTTGTCGCGCTGGACGCGAACCGAACCACCCTGCTCGCGGACGCGAACGCGCTGGGCGTGAAGGGCATCGCCGCTATCGCCGAGGTCGTCACGAACGCGCTTCCCGAGCACGGGCTCGGCGCAATCATCAAGCCGTTTCTCGCCAAGGCGATCACCGACGCGGAGCCGCAGATTATCGCGTTGCTCGGCGGCGAGGAGCAGGCGCTCTACGCCGCCGCCGAGGCGTACATCCAGGCGTTTGCGAAGGCCCACGGCGGCTGAAACACCCGCTCGGTCGGCCGCAAGAACTTCAGGCACTCTCTGACAATCAGGGGGTGCCTTTTTTGTTTCCGGTCGCCATCATCGCGAGAACTATTGGAAGCGCCTGCGTCCCGCCAGCGCGTAAAGCGCTCTGAACGATGGTTTCTAGCATTTGCCCTGGCGTGACGCCCGCCGCAGAAAAGGCCGCTTTCGTCTCAACCGAGACGCGGACGGTGAGATAGGCTCGTCGCCCGGAATAGCATTGGCAGGCGGAGGTACCGCGTGTGTGCCCGCATTTCCCACATACCATCCGCCTGCGACGATGGTCGCAGAATTCGAGGTGGCATTCCTTACAGACCCATGTTCCCTTTTTGGGCGTTTTGATGCGCCC